ATACTGGTGCTTTTGCTCCAGCAAATCAAATCTTAGGTATGTTAAAATTCGTATAGGAGTAGGTTATGGGATATAGTAAAGAGTCACAAAGACAAAACAAAGTATTAGGAGACTTGTTATCAGGTAAAACACCTGAGAAAAGAATAATGGTTGGGTATGAAGGTAAAACAGAAAGCGGTGATAAGATTAGTAGACTTTCTGATGTTATGAAGGAAGCTAGGATGCCGATGTTCTGTCCTAAATGTGATGTTATTATGAAAAAAAGACTTGATGACAAATTTTGGAATATGTACGGACATTGTTTCGATTGTCAGATAAAGATAGAAAACAAAATGAGAATTGATGGAACATACGAAGCATGGGAAAAAGAGAAAATTAAACAGAATAAGATTTCTTTTATAAAAGAACAAATACAGGCTATAGAAGAATGGAGAAATACAAAGGCTCCTACTTGGTTTAATAATGTTGGTGTTAATACTCCAGAATTAGAAGAAGAGAAGTGGGACATTGATGTTGAGAAAATTAAACAAGAAGCGAATGATGCTTTAGAAAAGTATAATGAAGCTTTGGAAAAATTGGAGAACGAATAATGAAGTTATGGAAAATAATACTTGGTATTTTAGGAGCTCTTGGTGCTCTATTTGCTGCTTCTTCAAAAAGTAAAGAAGTAAAAGAACTTAAAAAGGTTATCAAAGAGAATAAGAAAAAAGAGAAAAAAGTAGAGAAACAAATCAAAGAATTGGAAGAAGCTAAAACATCTTCTAAAAAAGAAGTAGGTAATCTAAAAAGAAAACTTACCATTTCTAAAAAGAAAACTGAAAAGATGCAAGAGGCTTACGATAATGATGAGGTAGAATCAGCAGAAGACTTTTTAAGAAAGTTTGCTAAGAGCAAATGAAATTAGCTGTAAAAATACTTAAATACTTTTTGATATCATTCTTTGTACTATCAGTTGCTAGTAGTCAATCCTACACACAAGCTGAAGTCTTAGAGATGATAAAGGAAAGAGATTTACAGTGGCAGGGTAAGGTAGACAATGCTAATAATCTAATCGCATCACAGAAAGAAGTAATTGATGATTCAGATAGGTTGATAAAAGAATTAGAAAGTCAAGTTAAAACTGATTCATTACTTCTACTAAAGAAGAGTGAACAGATTGAGATACTAAAAGAAAGAGACGAAGCTAATCAAAAAATGATTAAGTTGGTAAAACCAAGAATATGGGAACACAGATATCTTTGGTTTGCTATAGGGATTTATTTAGGAAAGCTATTATGAAACCACAAGTACTAAAAGAAGTAATAAAGAAGGAGTATCAGAAGTGTGCTAAAGACCCTATATACTTTTTGAAGAAGTATTGTGTTGTCCAGCATCCAATGAAAGGTAAAGTTCCTTTTCATCTTTATGAATATCAAGAAAAGTCATTAAAGACTTTTGAAGAACATAGATTTAATATTATTCTAAAAGCTCGTCAGTTAGGATTATCAACACTAACTGCTGGTTACTCTCTTTGGATGATGACTTTTAGACAAGATAAGAATATTTTGGTAATTGCTACTAAACAAGATACCGCTAAGAACTTAGTAACTAAGGTAAGAGTAATGCACGCCAACTTACCCTCTTGGTTAAAACAAAAGTGTACGGAAGATAACAAACTATCTTTACGATACAACAATGGTTCACAGATAAAAGCTGTATCAAGTGGTGAGGATAGTGGTCGTTCAGAAGCATTATCTCTACTAATATTAGATGAGGCTGCTTTCATCGATAAGATTGAACCGATATGGGCTGCTGCTTCGCAGACATTATCAACTGGTGGACAATGTATCGCACTTTCTACACCCAATGGTGTTGGTAATTGGTTTCATAAGACTTGGGTTGGTGCAGAAGATGGAACAAACGATTGGAATTGGATTAAGTTACATTGGAATTTACATCCTGAAAGAAATGATGAGTGGAGAAAAGAACAAGATAAACTATTGGGTCCTTCATTAGCTGCTCAAGAATGTGATTGTGATTTTATTACTTCAGGTCAAACTGTTATTGATGGTGTTATATTAGATGAGTATAGAGAAAGACAGACTCAAGACCCATTAGAAAAAAGAGGTGTTGATAGTAATCTTTGGATATGGCAACCACCAAACTACACAAAGGATTATGTATTAAGTGCTGATGTAAGTAGAGGAGATGGTTCGGATTACTCAGCTTTTCACGTTATGGATATAGAAACTATGGAACAAGTAGCTGAGTATAAGGGTAGAATGTCCACAAAAGACTTTGGTAATCTATGTGTAAATGTAGCTACTGAATACAACAACGCCTTATTAGTAGTTGAGAATAATAACATAGGTTGGGCTGCTCTACAACAATGTATTGATAGAGGATACGAAAACTTATTTTATACAAGTAAAGATTTAAAGTATGTAGATACAGAACATCAAATAAATAACAAATACAGAACACAAGACAGAAATATGGTAGCTGGTTTTTCGATGACTATGAAGACAAGACCTTTGGTAATCGCTAAATTAGAGGAATATTTCAGAGAAAAGTCAGTAATTGTCCGTTCAAATCGATTAATTGATGAGTTGTTTGTATTTATATATAATAACAATAAAGCTGAAGCGATGCAGGGATATAACGATGATTTAGTTATGAGTTTTGCTTTGACTCTTTGGGTAAGAGATACTGCATTAAGGTTAAGAAATGAAGGAATAGAATTAACTAAGAAAACTTTGAGTGGTGTTAGTACACAAATGATACCACAAAAACCAACCAATCAAAATAACGCTTGGGAAATAGAAGTAGGACCCAATGGCGAAAAAGAATCAATAGATTGGTTAATTAACTAAGAGGTAAAACTATGGCAGAAAAAGATTTATTTTCAAGACTAAAACGACTTTTTTCTACGAATACGATTGTTCGTAATATTGGTGGAAAAAAGTTAAAGATTGTAGATACAGGACAACTACAATCTAATGTACAAACTAATTTAGTTGATAGATATAGTAAGTTGTATTCTAATATGCAACAACATGGTTACAATGACCAACTATATCAACAGCAGCTTCGTTTAGGATTATTTAGAGATTACGAATCTATGGATAGTGATTCTATAATTGCTTCTGCTTTAGATATCTACTCTGATGAGTCTACAATGAAAAATGAGTATGGTAAAGTATTAGATATCACAACAGACAATAATCAAATATACGACATACTTCACAATCTATTTTATGATATCCTAAATATAGAATTTAATTTATGGCCTTGGGTTCGTAATATGAATAAGTATGGTGATTTCTTTTTACAATTAGAGATTACTGATAAGTATGGTATTACAAATGTAACACCTATGTCTGCTTATGATGTAGCTAGAATGGAAGGACACGATCCTGATAATCCACAAATGGTTCAGTTTATGTTAACTCCACAAGGTGATAGTAATAGACATTCGGCTAAACAACAAGACCCAAAAACATTTGAGAACTATGAGGTAGCTCACTTTAGACTACTTTCAGATTCTAACTATGTTCCTTATGGTCGTTCTATGTTAGAGGGTGGTAGAAAAGTTTGGAAACAATTAACTCTTATGGAAGACGCTATGTTGATACATCGTATTATGAGAGCGCCAGAGAAGAGAATATTTAAATTAGATATTGGTAATATACCACCAGCTGAAGTTGATAACTTTATGCAACAAACAATCAATAAGATGAAGAAGGCTCCTGTAATCGATGAGAAAACAGGTGACTATAATCTTCGTTACAACATCCAAAATCTTACAGAAGATTTCTTTTTACCTGTAAGAGGTGGAGATAGTGGAACTAACATTGAGTCACTTAGTGGTTTGAGTTATGATGCTGTTGATGATATCGAATATTTAAGAAATAGACTTATGGCTTCTTTAAGAGTTCCAAAGGCTTTCTTAGGATATGAAGAAGGATTAGGTTCTAAAGCTACATTAGCTGCTGAGGATGTTCGTTTCGCTAGAACAATCGAAAGAATACAGAGAATCGTAGTTAGTGAGTTGACTAAGATTGCTGTAGTTCATTTGTACGCTCAAGGTTTTCGTGACCAAGAGTTGGTAAACTTTGATTTAGGATTGACAAATCCATCTACAATCTATGAACAAGAGAAGTTGGAGTTGTGGAATCAAAAAACTTCTTTAGCTGAGTCTATGGTTAGAGATGGCTTGATGTCATCTGAGTGGATTTACAAAAATATATTTGGTCTTACAGATGAACAAATTAAAGAAAACGATAACCAAATAATTTTTGATTACAAAAACAAATTTAGAAGACAACAAATTGAGTCTGAGGGTAACGATCCTGCTAAAACAGGACAATCACAAGGTACACCATCTGATTTAGCTATGGGTAGAACTGGTCACGAGTTAGATGATGAGGGTGGTTCTGAAAAAGGTGGACAACCAGGTGCTGGAAGACCAAAGGAAGCTAACAAATATAGTAAGGATAGTGGAGCTAGAGGTAGAGACCCATTAGGTGCGCATGATAAAAAGATGGCGCATGGTGCTGTTGCTAGTCATCACTACGAAACTTTGTTTAAAGGTCTTGGTGATAAGGAAAAACAACTTATATCTGAGTCAAGTGAGTTAGAAAATGAGTATAAATCAGAAGTATCTTCTATTAATACTAAGAAAAATTAGGTAATGATATATTTATATATGAAGTATTTTACAAATGATTGGAGTTTAAAATGAGTTCAAAAACAAAACACTCAAAAATCCGTAATACGGGTATCTTATTTGAGTTATTGACAAGGCAAATTACAGTTGATGTCCTAAACAATAGTAAAAAGGGTTCAGCTGCTAAAATATTAAAGGAATTTTTCAATAAGAAAACTCAATTAGGAAAAGAGTATGAGTTGTACAGAGTTTTGACTGTAGAAAATTACACATCTGAAATCAAAGCCAATCATTTAGTAGATGCTGTAGTAAAAGCTCGTCAAAAATTAAATAATTCTCAGTTAAAAAGAGAAAAATACAATTTAATTAAAGAAATTAAGAAAAATTACGACATAAATGACTTCTTTATGGCTAGGATTCCAAATTATAAGGTAAATGCTTCAATATTTAAGGTTTTCGATTCCAATACTGATGGAAATCCAGCTTCTGAGACAGATAGTCGCTTTACGATCGTAGAACACGTAACAAGAAAACAAAAATCCAACAAAAAAGAGGATAAGAAACTTGTTGAGGGTTACAAAAAGCAAGAAAAGGACTTGAGATTGCTTGCGTATGGTATATTAGTCGAAAAGTTCAATAAAAAGTATAGTTCTTTGAGTCAATCACAGAAAAAGTTACTCAAAGAGTATATTAACAACATTTCTAACACAAATTCTCTTAAAGAGTTCGTAGAAACTGAAACTTATAAGGTAAAAGCCAAACTCCAATCATTTTTACCTAAAGTAAGTGACAAAGTTACTAAGATTAAGCTAAAAGAAGCTATTAATCAAGCAGAAACTCTTATGAAGGGTAGAATTGTGGAAGACAAACAAGTAGTTACACTAATGAGATATTATCAATTAGTTAAGGAGCTTGAAAATGTCAAAGATGGATAAACTCAAAGAGATAATCAGAGAGTTAATCAAAAAGGAGCTTGGTGAAGCTTCTACTTCAGCCGCCACACCAGGTTATCAAACACCTTACGCGTTTAGTGGTGGTAGAAAGAAAGACAAAAAGAAAAAGAAGAAGATAGCTACCAACTCTACTGGCTATAGTAAAGTCAATGAGGGTAGGTATCATCAGTATAGAAACGATGATACTTTGTCACCAAAACAAAAGATTGGTCGTTCTATGAGAGAGATTAGAGATAGTCTCAATAATTTAGATAAGTTAGTAAAGATGAATGTTCGTCTTAAAAATGAATTGAATGTCGATTCTAGGTCATATTGGAAAAATACACATAAGGCTTTAAATAAAATAAGTGAGAGGTTAGTTAAACTAGCAAACAAAGTTGGTCAGTTACAGTAAAGTAATACCATGCCTTTCGAAGATAATAAAAAGTCTTATATGGACACTTTGTTCAGTATAGCCACTTTGTTAAAAAGATGGCAGGTAGAGATACAGAACAAAGAAGTAAATAAGAATTATATGTTAAGGAGACTTAACCAATGGATAGAACAATTGGAAAGTCTTAAACACGAAATAATGATGGGGAGAGATAAATGATATCACTACTTGAAATAGCACAAACTATCAATGAGTCTGATGACGACAAGTATGTATCTATCGGTTTTGGTAGATTCAAACTAAAAGGTAAAGAAGATGACGATAGTGCTGATGTGTTTGTAAAGACAGATTCAGGTGATTATGTAAAATCTGCTGACCAAAAAAGTGATGACG